GCAGGCGGGATTGGAACTCGGCTACTGTGATGCCATCCTTGACGGCAGCGCGAGCCAGCTCCAGACCGCCGATGTCTGCGTGGTCTTCACCGATGGTGAAGATCTCGTTCATGCGCTTGTTGGTTTCTTTTTCTGCGTCTGCTTTCGCGCGCGCTTCAATGGCGGCGAGGTCTGCTGCTTGCTGTTCTTTGTCCATGACTTGCTCCTTGTTCGTTTGTTTGGTTTCGATGGTTGCCGGGATGACTGGGCTTTCTTCACCTGCTGCGCGGCCAACGCCCACGGTCGTGTCGGCAGGGATGGAAACGAGACTGATCTCGTAAGGCTCCCAGTCATTGACGCGGTAGGTTTCGATGGTGTCGTCGCCGGTTTCGACGAGCTGCGCTTTATGGATCACGTAGCCGACGGAGATATTCCGGCGGATGCCGTCGAGCACGTCCTGGTATACCTCTTCCGCCCGCTCGCTTTTCCCAAAGCGCACAACTGCACGACCTACCAGGTCGCCGTCGATGCTGACGGATTCGATCACCCCGACGATGTCTCTGGCATCGTGGTCACACAACACAGGCCCGCCCGATTTGAGGCGGTCGAGCCTGACGGATTTCTTGCCGTGGTCAAGGATCTCGCGCCCCCACCAGCGGTCGTATGGTTCTTCACTGGAGAACGCCAGATTGACGGTGCGGGTGTCCGCATCGACGGCTTCGCGCGTCACCACAAAGGTGCGCTCGACTTTGGTGCCCGGCTTCAGTGTGTTTTGCTGTTTCATGGCTGCATCCTCGCAAATGGTCTGGACATCGTTCAGGGGAGCGGTGACCCGCTTTTCTTTTTGGTAGGCTCTGTCTCGGGCTCGGCGGGTACATTCGCTGCAGGGCCGTTGCCGCCCAACTTGATGCCGCGCGCCTTGATCGCGGCCTGAAAGCGCGCGATGTCGTCCAGCACGTCCTCGGCATCCAGCCCTTGCTGGCTGGCGATGGTGTAGGGGCTGGCGAGGCCGTTCTCGATGGCGATGACGGAGGCATTGATGTCCTTGAGCGGGTCCACCCATTGCCAGCGGCGACCTTGGAATTCATGCGCCATGAACTTCTGGCGCTTAGCGGCGGGTAGCGCGGAGCCGTTCGGCAGCAGGATCGCGCCGGAGAGCAGCGCGTTATCCATCCACCCGGCATAGACCGTTTCCAGCAATGCGCCCGCCAGCCAGCGCTGGATCAGCATCCAGTTGTCGCGCTCTTCCAGAGTGCCGCTGCGGATGCTGCTGAAGTTGACGCCTTCGAGGTCGTTGGCCAGCGAGTGGTAGGCCGCGCCGAAGCCACTGCCGATGTCACGCTTGGCACCCTTGACGAAGGATTCATAGTTGGCGTGCGGATAGTCTGGGTTGAAGGACTCGAAGCCGTAGCCTTCCGGCAGCATGCCAAATTGGCCCGGCTCGGCCTCAGTGAAGGGGATGCCCGCTTCGTCTTCACCATCCTGCAGACCACTTGTGGAACCGTCCTTGCTGGTGAAGAAGCCCATCTTGCTGGCACCCACGCGGGCAGCGATGATGGCGGCTTCCTGAAAGCCTTTGAGGTGATGGATGCGGATCATGCTGGCGTGCATCCAGGGGATGCCGCGCACTTGCTCTGGATCGTCGGTGATAAAGAGATGGATGATCTCGCCGGCGGGGATCCGGGCGTGCTTCTTTCCGACAGGGTCGCGCCCCAACGGAGCAGTCAGCAGCCAGTAGGCCACTGGGCGGCCGTCGCCATCCATTTCAACGCCCATAATGATCTGGTTGACGCCGGGCGTCTGCTCGCGGTTGAGTGTGGTGTCCAGCCGCTCGATGTCGAGGAATTGGAGCGCATAGCCGTATTTGTTTTTCGCGCCTTCGCGGATGCGCACCAGCGCTTCGCCGTCGCGTGCAACACCACGGATGATGGTGCGGGTCATGTCTGGGAATGACATTCGGCCAGAGACGTCGCAATTGGTCGCGCGCGACCAGTCCAGCCATGCGATCTCGATGGCGGTGTTAGCGAGGCCGTCTTGCGCTTTGCCGTCGGAGACGCGCGCTTGCAGCGTGAATCCGTTGGAGCCGACCACGTTGGTGGTGACCATCTCCATGTACTTCTGCGCCAGCGGTTCGTTCTTTGCCAGGTCGCGCGAGCGGCGGCGCAGGGCATCCAGATCGGCGCGCAGTTCGGTGTTGATGCTGCGGTCTGATTCTGCCCAGGAATGGGTGAGGCGGTTGTATTGCGCAGCGTCGAAGCGGCGCTTGCTGTGTTGTTTGGCGGGCAGCAGCCGCGACAGCCAATGGGGCACTCGCATCAGAACCTCACGTTGAGTTTATTGCGGGAGCCCAGCCCAAGCGTGGCGCGCTCGGCGTTTTCTTCGGCGCGCACTTGGGCGGCGTAAAGATTGCGCAGCTTCATCAGGCCGGTGAAGTCGTACTTGAAGCGACGCCCGGCGATCTCGGCCTCGACCACGGCCAGCCGCTCGCCGCTGGAGAGCGACAAGATTGCTGCGTCGATAGCGTCCAGCATCTTATTGGCTTGGGTGCGCGAGTCGTAACCGGCTGAGGTGATGGCTGCCAGATTCGGCAGCACGGTCATTCGGCCTTGCGCCACGGTGACGCGGTCGGTGCCGTCCGTTACCCAGGCAACATAGGTGTAATCACCGGCAACCCAATCGTCTGAGGTGGCGATGGGCACGCTGACCAGATGCGCATCACCATCCGCGCTGGCGGTGATGTCGATCTTGGCGGTGGCATTGATGAGGCGGTAGTAGAGCGTCCAGCTGCTGGCAGGGTATAGCGCCAGAGACTTCAGCCAGGTGATAGTGTCACCCGCCCGGACTTTGGACGGCTCAATGGTAGGGATTTCGATGGACATGGTACACAGCATGTCCGACTGCTTGGACATCGTTCAGGGGAGCGATGTCCAACTATCTTTGCTGGCCTACGGAAGGCCGTACTTATCACGGCACGGTGCGCATGCGCCTTGCACCAGTCGCTGGCTTTTTTCTCCACAGGAGTAGCAGGTGCCTGCGTTTCCGGCCGGCATCTTGGCTGCCTCGCGCCTTGCTGCCTCAACTGCACTGGCATTGTCCATCTGCTCGCGCTCGCATCCGCGATCTATGTCGTCCATCACCTTCTCCTATATCCCGACGATGCGCCGGATCTGTTTCGTTGATAACCCAAACCGGGTCGCCAGCATCCTGACGTCGTGGTTGCCGCTATCCCACACCGCTTGTATCTTTTCGTTGCGTTCGGTGATGCGCGCTTCTTTGCCGTGGGCGATGTATGGGTTGTCTCCCCCCCAGTCTGCCCGCACCTGCACCTCGATCTTCGCCGCCAATACATCATCGAACCGCCCATTGCTCTGCACGGCCTGCACGACCCTGCTGAGAATGTCGCGGACGATGTCGTCTGCCACTCACCACCCCTTGACGAAGCCACCACGGCGGCGACGTGCGCGCGGGGTGATGCGGTCTTCTTCGGCATCAGGCGGCGCTTTGGCGACGGCTTGATCCAGCGTTTGTTCCGGCTCAACCTTGACCACGGCGCATTCCCCTTCCAGCGTCACCCGCATGCGCTCCCAATACTTCGGATCAGGTCTGCCCGTCCGGCCGCGCCCGATGTTGATGTCGCGGTGCTGGCCGATGGCCCAGGCGTACACCAGGGTGTCGAGCGGTTCGTTGCGTTTGAAGCGCGCGCCGATGCGGGGGATGTAGCGTTTTTTCTCGGGGTCGTACACTTCAGAGAGCAGACCGTCGTAGTAGGTGTCTTCCAGCCTTTGTGGGAAGTTGAAGGTGCGCTCGGTCTGTTGGCGTTCTCCGTCGGCGGCGAGGTGGGCGAAGATGAAGTCCTTGCAGTGTTCGGTGCCGACGTTCCACACCATGTAGCCGTGGCGGATGACTTTGCCGGTGCGGGTTTTGGTGGGGCTGCTGCCGCTTTGGGCAATGGCGCGACCGATGCGGTTGGTGGCGCCCTGCACGGAATAGACGGGGATGCGCAGGCTGGGGCGCATGACGAAGTTTTTCACCTCTTCAGTGCGGTGTCCCCGGCTGTCTATTCCGGCGGCGCGTATCTTCATTTCTTTGCCGTAGCTGTTGACCAGCGGGCGGTGCAGGAAGGCTTCCAGTTCGTTCCACACGTCTGCACCGGTGGTGTCGCCCTGTATCTCGGTGAAGTCGATCACCCACAGGCGCGCGGGGCCGTGTTCTTCGGCGGGTGCGCCCCAGCCCAGCAGGGTGATGGCTAGCCATTTGTCTTGAGTGTCGATGCCGACGGTGAGGGCCAGCACGCCGGGCGGGATGATGCCTTGCTGGTATTCGCCCGCGCGCGTGGCCAGCTCGTGCGTCTTGAGCTTTTCGGATTGGTCTTCCCACGCTTCGCCGAGGTTTTGGTTGATGAAGCTCTTGAGCTGCACCGGCTCTTTGTGGATGCGCTTGAAGTGGATCACCAGATCGAGCCAGGACGGGCCGAGGCCGATGGGCGCGTAGAGTGCGCTGATGTGGTAGCTGCGCACGCGGCGCTCGGGGTGTTCCGGGATCCAGATGCCGCCTTCGAGCATGGCGGGCTTGTGGTGCTCTTCTATGATGCAGCCCTGCTCGCAGATGTATTCGGCTGCGGTCAGCGTGATGTTGGCTTTGACGTGGCTCCATTGCAGCACCTGCCGCTCGCCGCAATGCGGGCAGGCGACGTGGTAGCGGCGCTGGTCGCCATCCTCAAAGCCGCGCTCGATCAGCGATGCACCCTTAAGCGTGGGTGTGCTGGCGAACAGCAGCTTGTGGCGCACAAAGGCTTTCACGCGCGAGCGCGCCAGCTCCACCGGGTCGCCTTCGTCGCCGATCTGCGCGGGGAAGCGGTCGAGATCATCCATCATCAGGCAGCGCACGGACTTTTGCGCGTAGCTGTTGGGCGAGTTGCCGCCGGCGAGGAACAGGATGCCGCCCGGGAAGTCGATCAGTTCTTTGCTGTGTGCCGCATCGCGGCTGCGCAGCCCGCCCAGCATGTCGCGGATGCACGGCGTATCGGTCAGCAGCGGGTTGAGCTTCTGCACCTTCCAGGTGTCGCGCGCTTCCAGCGTCGGCATGAGCACCATCGCAGGGCCCGGCGCGTAGTCCATGGTGTAGCCCAGCCAGTTCACCGACATCTCGGTGACGCCCACCTGCGACGACTTCATGATCCACACCTCGCGCACGGACGAGTGCAACGACAGGCAATCCATGATCTCGCGCAGCATCGGGTTGCGCGCCGTGCGCCAGCGACCCACCTCACCACTGCCCTTGCTCGACAACACGCGATGGTTGTCCGCCCACTGCGAGACGGTGAGCCGCCCTCGCGGGCGCACCGCGCGGGCGGCGGCGGCGGACATGAGGTGGCGGGCGGAGAGGGTTTGCATGCTATGCCTATCCCCATTTCGCGATCTTGTCCGCGATATCCGTCAGCACCTGTTCGAACGATTCCACTAGCACCGCGCGGACGGCTTCGGTGTCGTTGAGCGGCACCAGCTCCGGCGCGATACGGTCCGGCAGTACTTCGAGCGAGCCGCGAAACGTGGCGGCGAGATCGGCGGCGAACAGGCGGGCTTCTTCGGCATCGACCAGCTTGCCGCTGGCCCGCTCATATTCCAGCTTGGCAGAGAGCGCGTTGTATTTCTCACGCACCGCCTTGGCCTGCTGGAAGCTGTTGCCGACCGCGTCGTTCTGCGGAGCGCGCGGCGGCGCGGATGCCTCGGATTGGCGCGCTGCCACCGCGTCCGCGCGGCTAGGGTCGGCAGTCATGGCGATAAGGTTCTGGCTTTTTTCCACGTCCACCGCCCCATCCGCTGTGAGCACCAGCCGCCCTGCCTGCTTGAGGCGGGTGACGTAGGACTTGTCTTTGCCGAGGATGGCGGCGAATTCGGACTGGGTGGCGGTGGTCATGGTTTAGCTCACCCGGGGAATTGCTTGCCGGTTACCGCATGAACCGCGCGCTGTCCGGTGTATTCCTGCCAGCGGCGGATGATGACGTCGACGTAGTTCGGCGATAGCTCCGACAGGCGCGCTTTCATTTGCAGGCGCTCCGCTGCCATGAGCGTTGAACCAGAGCCGCCGAAGCAATCCAGCACGATGTCCCCGCTCTGCGCACTGTTGCGC